AATTTAGTGAGGAATGGAACACTAAAGAAGTTTTAGAAGCGCAAGAGAGAATAACTAAAGCAACACATAGGTTAGCTCACGTAGAACAGAAGCTAAAAATGTCAACGGACATTGCCGAAATAAAAGACTTGGAAGCACAAGCTATGTGGTGCAAAACCGTAGTAAGACAAGCTAAAGAAATAATCAAATGCTAGACTTCGCAGATAGGTACGACAGAAGTGGAAAAATTGAATCAGTTAGCAAACATAAGCGTAGACTTGAAGAAGTGCTAAGAATTGAGCAAGAACGCCTAGGCTACGCAGAAGCAGGCTGGGAACTACAAACAAAAACTGCTGCGCTCGAAATGACGCAGCAACTTATAAGAAATACTTAATAATTAAACCGCTATGCAAGCTCACACATATGTATGTGATAACTTGCTAGCAGTTTTCTTTTTATACCTCTTTAGATAAACGGTGTTTTTACTTGCGATAATATGTTGTACATTCGTATAAGACAATTGGGCAAAGTGCCTAGCCGTCAAAACTTAATATAAATTAACAAATTATGAAATTAATGCAAGAACAAAAAAATTATCACAGGGCTTTGCTTAAATTGGTTAAGGCACACGAGGAAATGCTAAACACTATTATCGAATGTAAAGAGTTGTACACAAACATTAACTTTAGTGAAGAATACGAAAAGTTAACTAAAGAAGTAATATACAACATGGATAACATTAGATGTAGTGGCTATAGGTTAAAAGAAGCTAGAGATAACAATAAAGACTTAAAATAATGGAGCAAGTACAAAGTACGCAAATAGATGCTGACGAGCTAAAAAAGCAAATAGAAATGCTTAAACTACACGAATTACAAGTAAACTATGTGGGCAACCGCTAAATTAAAATAAAAATTATGGATATTTACAACGAAATGCGACTTTGTGTTAGTGAAATACAAGAGCAACAAGCTAAAGTGATAGCTTGCAAAGAAGAGCTATCTAGTAATAAAGATAGCCAACATTTGCAAAGATACCTAGTAATAGCCGAAGGAACGCTAATAGTAACCAAGGAATCTTTAAAAGAACTAGTGAATGCTTTGTAAACTTAAAAAATGAAACCGTTACGCAGTAGAAGCTCGTATATGCAAATGTATATGAGCTTCTCCTTTAAAAAAGTAACAAGTGCTAGCATAAGCTAACTCTAACATAATGAAAGTGAGCGCTAATATTAAGTAATACTTGGTAAAAGTAAGTGAGTGCAGTATGACAAAGTGTCATGACAAGTTGACACTAAGCTTTTAGATCTCTTTAGATAAACGGTATTTTTATTTGCGATAATATGTTGTACCTTAGCCTTGAGCAATTGGGGATATACCCTTAGCGCTAATTAACTTAATAAAAATTAACATGACTGCAAAAGTAATTAAAAGTTTAACAGAACTTAACACAAAGTTAACTTCGCTGGTACTTGACTATGGTTTTAACGAAAGTATGCTTAAGTATACAGACTTTGGCGAAAAGAAGCGAAATGTCGAAAGAGAAAGTGAAAAAATCGCAAAGAAGATTACGGAATGCCAGGAAGAGCTAAATTTAATCATAAACCATTTAATAGGTTAAAATTATGGTACAATCGCTATTGATCACTATAGAAATAAAAAGAAGGCAAAAGTTAGTTGACGAAGATCAGCTAACGCAAGAGGAAACTAAGTATTACTTAGATTCCATAAAAAAACTTAAAAAATTAAAGATATGAAAGATATACTAACAAGCGCTGAGATAGACAAAGAATCGCAGCGCTATGCAGAAGTTACAGAATATAGAATAATAGTCACACAACGGCTAAAAGAAGCTAGGGAGTGCAAGGCAATTCTAAAGCTATACAGTGAAAACGAAGACTTGCAAAGCTATACTGACAGTCGCGAAATTATACGACAGTTAACTAGCTATACAAAAATGAAGCTAGCGTCTGCGCAGGAATACGAAGAGTACATGACAGAAGCAAAAGAATACGAATAGTATGAAAAAATTCCTAGAAAAAGTATTCTATTGCGTATCAGCGCTATTCTTAACGTTCCTTGTACTTCTTGTACTAACCTCAGCAATTATTATTATTTTTAACATAAACACACCATTATGACAACAAATGCAGAATCATATGCTAGAACGCAGCATCTTACAAACATTAATATATATTCACTTCATATATTAGAAAGCCGAAGGTATGTTAGAGCATGCCAACGAAGACTAGAAGAGACTTTAACAGGCCGAGAAGTGCAAATTATAACAGATTCTTACCGCGGGGAGCTAGAGAATATTGATAGGTATGAAAGTAAGCTAACAAAAGCCTATAACAGCTGGTATTTACTGAGATAATGAAACCGTTACGCAGGAAGTGCTCATATATGCAAACGTGTGTGAGCACTTCCTGTCTCAAAAATGTAAAAGCTAGAATTATTTAATATTAGCCTAAAGAGCGTGAGTGCTAGTATTAAGTAATATTTGGTAAAAATAAGCTTAATGACAAATTGTCATGACAAAGTGTCGCTTGTGAAATAGAGCTAAAGATCAATAAAGTAGGCAAGTTTATTTTTTAGTGTCAATTATTTTGCTATATACATGCACTTTGGGTGCGATTTTATATAGAAAGCTCCAAAGTGCACTTTAAGCAAGCTGTGTGGGCTTAAAATATAATTTATATAGTGCTCTATATAAAAAATAAATAAGGCCTTAAAACGGACATATGACCTTTAGACTTCTTTAGATAAACGGTATTTTTATTTGCAATTAAATGAGCTATCTTCGTATCAGACAATTAGGTATAAAGCCTGATCGCAAAAATTTAATAAAAATTAGCAATTATGCAAGAAGTAACTAAAAAAAGCCAATATTGGCTAGAGCTAGATGAAATTAATGAAATCATAGCCGAAGCGCAAATAGAAGCAGAAGAAGCGCAACAAACCCTAACCTTTATTAATATTAATGAAGATTGCTTAGAAGGTGTGAACGTAAGCAACCTATTGCAAAGCGTTGCAAATATTATGCTTGCTAAGCAAGTAAGAGTTGAAGAGTACCAAAGTTACCTAATAGATTATAATTTATTAAAAGATTAACCAATGACTGCAAAAGAAATACAAAAAGAGCTATCTAATGCTCAAGAGAGCAAAAGAAACGCAGATAGTGTTGAAGATTACTTCAGCTTTGAAATAAAAATTAATTTTATACAAAATGTGCTAAAATCCACAAAAATATGAACGAAAGAACTGAATTTTTACGAGAATGTCTAAGAGACGCGAAAGAAGGTTTAAGAAATACAAAAAGTACCTATCTTCGCAAGATATGGCTAACGGACATTAAGAACTGTGAAGAATTGCTAAAAACAATATAAAAGACTGTTTAGCGCATGTTGGCAGTATGCGCTAACTCTTTTTCTTAACATTGGGTGTTAAATACTAGCGTATACCCACACTAGACTTTATTAGCACCAAAGCGTGTTTGTGTTATAGCATTCTAGTGTTAATACCTTTTAACACAGGAAGTTAATTAGTGCGTATTACTAATCTAAGTTATACTAAAGATAAGCCGATTCCACGGGAAACGCTAAAATTTGTTAATTTTAACTTTACATAGGCGTAAACTAACTCATACTCACGTAGTTATGCTAATTTGGTAAACCTTTAGTTAACGTGTGTTAATCTTTTAACGCGTGTTAGTTAACTTGCGCCAATTCATTTAACGTTTGTTAGCTCATACTCACGTAGTTATGCTAATTTGGTAAACCATTAGTTAACGTGCGTTAGCTTGGTAAGCCATTTAGCGCTTGTTAGCTCATATCCACATACTTATGTTAATTTGGCAAACCTTTAGTTAACGTGTGTTAGTTTGGCAAACCATTTAACGCATGTTAGCTACTTATCACGTTGGCTAACAAGAGCTTACGCTAATTTGGCAAACCATTAGTTAACGTGTGTTAGTTTGGCAAACCACTTAACGCATGTTAGCTCATACACACATACTTATGCTAATTTGGCAAACCTTTAATTAACAAACCTATGTGAATATTTGTTAATTTTAACGCTTGGCTCGCTTAGTGTTGGTAACATGAGTGTTAGCATTAACAAACCTATGTGAATATTTGTTAATTTTAACGCTTGGCTCGCTTAGTGTTGGTAACATACGTATTAACGCATCTTAGCACAATAGGTATGACATGTCATATGTATTAACACATGTTAGCGTCGTATGTATTAGCACACGTTAACGATCCATATTAGCGTATGTTAGCGCTCCATATTAGTACTCCATATTAGCGCATGTTAGCGCTCCATATTAGCACACGTTAGCACCGTAGTTAAAGAATTAAAAGATGCGCAAGAAGGCGCTAACATAGTTAAAAAAAGCACGTATTAACGTTTGTGTTTTTTTTCTAACGATACGCGCTAAAAAAAGCTAAATAGGGCCCCCTGGCAAGGCCCCCCCTGGCCCCTTTCTGCCTCAGTAAAATTTTGCCATATTTTTGAAGTTATCAAGCTTTCTCGCTAGAGAATCGTAACATATCTACTCGGTGGGTGCAGAAATAAAAACTTTTCGCTAACAAGTCTAGTGTCTTCGCTGAGAAACAATAAGAAACAATGTAAACAATGTATTGTTTCTTGCTCTAAGGCATACCTGCCGTGCCTTAGGAGTGCGGAGAAACAATAGAAACAATAATAAAGGACTTTAACCCGATTATAGAAACGGACTAAAACGGAGAAACAATGAGAAACAATAGAAACAATACATTGTTTCTCCGTAACGTGCTGGGCGCACTCGATTTAGATGCCGAGAAACAATAGAAACAATAATATATAAGATCTTTAATAAATGAATATTATTGATATATTATATATAAATTATTGAATAAACACCTTTAGGGCTATATGGGAATTATTGTTTCTATTGTTTCTCCGAGGCCTTTTTGGCTCCTAAGCCACTGAGTTAGAAGTGTATAAGCGAGAAACAATGATTATTTTTATTGTTTCTCGGTGTAATGTCAACTTTTTTTCGTATATTTGTATCGGACTAGGACATGTGTTCTAGCGATAATTAAATACACATAAAAAATGGAAAATAAAGATAGGATAATGGACTGGGATGGGGAGCGCTATCCATACGATCCAGGTGAGGCGGGTTACTGGCAAAGAAGGGCTAGAGATGGGCAAGAATATTTGACCAAACCAAGGTCCTTATCAAGTCCACAAATGCTGTGGGAATTGGCATGTTTATATTTTGAAAGAGTAGACACGACTCCATTGAAAAAGAATGACTTTATTAGGGGTGGCGAAAGAGCTGGGGAGACTGTTTCAGTTGACGCCGCTAGACCTTACACGTGGACAGGTTTTGGAGACTTTTTATTTGAAAAAGGAATTGGTGGAAGACGTGTTGTAGAAAACTACCGACAAAACACCGGCCGCAAGTATGACGAGTACATTGAGGTTATTTCACAAATTGAACAAGTGATGTACACTAACAAGTTTGACGGCGCGGCTGTAGGTACCTTCGCTGGCACAGTAATGACTAAAGCCCTCGGTCTTGCCGACATAGTGATTAATGAAAATCGCAACCACGACATGGGCCTTGACTACAGTAAGCTATCAGCTTCTGCACTTGAGGAGATTGCAGCACTACAGAAAGAGCAGGATGAAAAAGACTCAACTAAATGAGGATAGACAGCAATAAGGCAATAGCAGAACTCTGTAGGCGTTCCTTTTTTAGGTTCGTACAGGAGTTCTGGTCTGTGGTAATTCCGGAAAGCCCTGTGTGGAACTGGCATATAAAGTATCTCTGTGATGAGCTACAGTATCTCAACACATTTGTGGTTGCCCGGAAACCCAAGCCTTATGACTTAGTGATTAACATTCCACCTGGCACAACCAAGTCAACCATTGTAACACAGATGTACAATGCATGGGTTTGGACGGTTGACCCAGCGCAGAGGTTCATTGCCACGTCTTATGCACATACGCTAGCTTTAGCACAGTCTATCAAGACGCGTGATATTATTCTCAGCGATAAATACACGCTCCTGTTCCCTGAAGTTACGCTAAAGAGTGACCAATCAGGCAAAGGAGACTTCCGCACAGATCAAGGAGGGCAGCGATTCACCACTTCAACAGGTGGTACGGTGACTGGAATGCACGCTCACCAAATTATTATCGATGACCCAATCAACCCTTTGCAGTCAGCCTCGGAAATAGAGAGGAAAAATGCAAACAATTTTGTAACTAGCACACTCTCCTCACGTAAAGTGAACAAGGAGATAACACCAACTATTCTGATTATGCAGCGATTGCATGAGTCAGACCCAACGGGGGAGATGCTTAAGAAGTCAAAAAAGATAAAGCATATTAACCTCCCAGCGGAAGACAACGGGAATATTACACCTAAGGAACTTCAAAAGAACTATGTCAATGGCTTATTAGACCCCATACGGCTCAACAGGGAGGTCCTAGATGAGGCGAAAGTGGATTTAGGTACATATGGCTACGCGGGGCAATACGGTCAGAATCCGGCGCCCCTAGACGGTGGTATGATAAAACGTAATTGGTTCGGCATTATTGACTGGGTGCCAGAGCACGCTAATCTAACCTGGAACTTTGTAGCTGATACAGCATATACGGAGGATGAGGCAAATGACCCTAGTGGCTATATAGCCTTTGCTAGAGTTGGAGCCAATTTCATCATACGCGCAGCCAAGATGGAACGGCTAGAGTTTCCAGAGCTTATGAAAGCCCTACCTAAGTTCGCTAAGGCTAATGGGTACACCCGTAGATCGATGTTGGAGATTGAGCCAAAAGCTTCTGGTAAGTCACTCGTACAAACACTACGTAAAGAAACCAACCTTAACGTAAAAGAAGGTAAACCACCAGCTAAAGATAAAATATCTAGGGTGTTCGATAGTTCACCAACACTAGAAGCAGGCCGTGTAAGACTCATCAAGGGCCATTGGAACGAGGAGTTCCTGCAGCAGTTGTGCACATTTCCCAATGCCGCACACGATGAGTACGTAGATTGTCTCACAATGATGGTTGGCAAGTCTAAGCGCAATCGCAGAGGTGTTACTAGGTCAAACTAGAAATAATTTCAACAATATAGCAAAGTGTCATTTATTTTACCTATATTTGTAGCATTATTAATAATTTTAAAGAACTAAAGATATGATTTGCACATGCCCAAGAGCGGAATCTCTACCAGACATTCCCATATTTGAGTGCCCAGAAACATTTGGTCAGATACAAAAGGTAGCTTTCCAGCGTATTACTGGTACAAACGGAATAAAAAACAAATTTACGACTACGGCAAGCATTGAGCTAAAAGCTTCATGGACGCCATTTATGGTGGCTACGGATAGCACTAAGATAGTCATGTCACCATACATACAAAATCCAGAAGCGGCAGGAGGTGGACCCCGCATGTTTGGCGGTGGAAATGAAACTCTCGGTGGTGTCGAAGAAGTTGTTGGAACAGAGCCAACACCATTCACAGGAATATTCCGCAAGGTACCTCAGGCGGCCATTAAAGTGCTTAAGCAACTAGGTTGTGAAGATGTAGGTGTATATCTAATTGACGAGAATGGGGCAATAGGAGCGATCAAGGGGGAAACAGAAGGAGACTTCTTTCCAATTCCTGTAAGGTCATTCTTTGTTGGCGACAAAACACTCGGTGGGTATGACGCACCAGACAGCAACGTTGTTCAATGGAACTTCTTACCAAACTGGTCTAACGACTTAGCAATGATTTATCCTACAGACTTCAATCCATTGACAGATTTGAAAGGGGTTGAATAATGACAAACAAACCAGTAGAATTAATTTGCGGAACACGGCGTGAGACTTTTGATAGATTTCACGCTACCCGCATATTGACGTTAAGAAACAATGGTGGCTGGGCACTTCCAAAAGACACAGAATTTACATTCAGCAGGAAAAATGGTATTAGACTTAAAGCAGATAAAAAACGCGCTCGAGACACAGAAGAAGTCCGGGACGATAAACAGGGCTAAGATACACCAGGACCGCATAAGATTTCATGCGGAGACCAGGATATCTAGTACTCTATCGTACGCTGGAACTAACTTCTTGCGGTGGGTAGAGTCGTTAATACCTAGTGACAAAGCTAAAATATTCAAGGCGCTATTTCAGCAGCCTGTTAAAACTGCAGAGCTCACTGGCATAATCTTTGACAAATTAAGCAGAGTTTTTGACGGTCGCAATCCAGCTTTTAATTACCAGTTCACTAGTCCCGAAGATAGGGATGATTGGGAGTATTATCGTCAGGATGTTCTCAAAGAACCGGCAATTTGGCAAACAGACGGATGGGAAAATTTCAAAACAGAAATTAATTCTGTACTTGTTGTAGACTTGCCAGCAGAGCAAAGCGGTGATAAACCAGAACCTTATTTTTACTGGCTACCAATAGATCAAGTTATTGATTACCGGGTTAATGATAAAACTCAGAATATGGAGTATATCATATTTAAGCAAGGCTTTAACGATAAAGATAAAGAGCAAATAGCTGTTATAGATGATACATCATTCAGGGTATTTACTGTTGAGTATGGGGATATTATAGAGGAAGTTTCTAACAACACACACGACTTGAATTATTGTCCAGCTAGGTTTTTTTGGAATGACCCTCTAACGCTAGAAGAGCCTGATATTAAAGTACACCCCTTATCAAAAGTACTAGAGTCACTAGATTGGTTCTTGTTTTTTCACACATCTAAACGACACCTTGATTTGTATGGTGCATATCCTATATACTCAGGTTATGAGTCAGATTGTGATTATAGCAACACATTGACAGGTGAAGAGTGCGACGGTGGGCACCTAAGAAACAATGATGGCAACTTTATGTTTGGCGCAGATGGTAAATTACTAGCCTGTCCCAAGTGTGGTGACAAACGTATTGCTGGTGTTGGATCTTTTGTGACGGTACCAGTACCGCAGGATGGTGAGGTTGACATGCGTAACCCAGTACAAATGCTTATAGTAGACAAGTCAAGTCTAGACTATAACGTACAGGAAGTAATGCGTCTCAGGGAGGAAATTATTAATTCAGTTGTTGGCGTAGATGGTGGCGTTGTTAATGAGCAGGCTATAAACGAGAAGCAAGTTAACGCTAACTTCGAGAACCAGAGCACAATACTGAACAGAATAAAAAAAGGCTTTGAGGAAGCGCAAGACTTTGTGGATGAAGTAACATGCAGACTACGGTATGGTAACACCTTCCTTTCAGCAGACATTAACTTAGGTACTGAGTTTTATGCTGTGGACCCAATGGAATTGCGTAAGCGCTATGCGCTAGCAAAATCAAATGGAGCTAGTACAGCAGAACTGGACGCAATGCAAGGGCAAATTCTAGAAACAGAATACAGGCACAATCCTCAGCAGCTACAAAGGATGTTAACACTATCACAAGTTGAGCCTTTTACACACTTTTCGCTAGACGAAGTGTTTAAATTGCAAGAAAAGCAAATAATTAGTCAAATAGATTTCGTTATTAAGATTAATTTTACTACATTCGTATACAGATTTGAAAGAGAAAACGGAAATATCATTGAATTTGGTATAAAAATACCTTTTAGTGAAAGAATAGAGGCAATTAATAAAAAATTTAAAGAATATGCTAAACAACAGTTATCAGACATCGGAACTGGATTTGGTGAGCCAAGAGAACTACCAAGTACCCCGGGGGGAGGAAAGTCACTTCCACGCAAGGATTGAGCGTAAGCAATTTGACGCTAGTACTGGCAATCGCCAGTCAATTCCACGCATTCAGAAATTTGAGTTTAAGTCTTTTAAGGCTACGCTTGCTAGTCTTAAATTGCAGGGCTACACAGTCGACATTCTGTACAATCCTACAGATTACGTAAAAGAACAACTGGAGCACAAGAAAGCCTACACTCAGAAACTTAGAGATGATCGCTACAAAGCAGTGGCGGATAAGCAAGCAGCAGAGCGCGAAACCTTGAAAGAAGAGTTACGCAAAGAGCTTGAAGCAGAAAATAAATTAGCACAAGACACTAAAAAGTTACAAGCTAAAAATTCAAAGGGTTAGAATTATGGCATTAACAGCAGATACATTAAAAGCAAACGAAATACTCTCAAGCTTAACCGCTGAGCAGTTAACAGCAATTACAAATTTGTCAAAGAACGACGAAGATAATGTAATTGGATCGAAGGTTGGAGAAATACACAGGCAGTACGATGAGACAATACTCAAGGCTACGGGTATAGATAGGGATGGCGATGAAAAGAGCTATAAATACTTAGAGCGTGCGGGCGCAAAGCTAAAAGGACAGGCTGCAAGCGTTAGCACACTAGAAGAGCAGGTGACTAACTTGAAAGATATGCTTAAAAAAGGTGGCTCTGACAAAGAGCTTAAGGCACAGCTGGAAAGCACAATTGCAGAGCTAGACCTCACTAAGACACAGTTTAATGAGGTGCAGTTAGCTTTAAAAACAAACAACCAAGACCACGCAAGTAAGTTGTTTGGTATGCAAGTAGACTACGAAATAGGCCAAGCAACGTCGGGTATTAAATTCAAACCAGAGCTTCCGGAAAGCGCTTCAAAAGTGCTAATGCAACAAGCAATAGCAAAAGTTAAAGGAAACAAAGCTGAGTTTATTGACGACGGCACAGGTGGACAAAGGTTGGTGTTTAAGAACGAGGCTGGGGCTACGCTCAACAACCCTAAGAACCAACTGAACCCGTATACGGCAGCTGAGCTTTTAGGCAATGCGCTGAATGAGATGGGCGTTATTGATGAGGGTAGAAAAGTGCCAGGCGGCGGAACAAAGCCACCAGGTGGCAAAGGTGGTGGAACAACAGTAGATGTAGCATCAGCTAGAACACAGGTTGAAGCAAATGCTTTTATTGCTAAGCAATTACAAGGGCAGGGTTTAGCTAGAGGTACTGCAGAGTACGACACTGCAAATACTAAAGCGTGGAGTGAAAATAAAATTTCAGCTCTACCAGAGAAATAAGAAACACAAGGGCAAAGGGTGAGCCTAATTTATATAACTTTTAAAGAATAAAAAACATGAGCTTAATTGCAACACGTGTACAAAACTGGAGAGTAGACACTCCGGAATTTGACAAAAACATGACCCGCCCAAGTGAGTATGGTGCGCTTGACTTTTTCGTTAGCCAAACGGATTCGGGACAATCATTTGTAACACCAGATCTGAAAGCAAAAGCGATGGCCTCGATAGGTACTACGCTTCAAATGCCTGCAATCAACTTTGATGCTGGTGTAACTGTGTCTAATCAGCGCCAATGCGTTATTGCAGATAGCGAGAATACATCGACCTTGCATACTGTAGTGTTTGCTACATATGCTATTGGTTTTACTATGGTGCCTGCGCTATACATGAACAATGATATTTCATATCAGCATGACTTTCGCAGAAAGATGGAGAAAATAACTCGTGCAATGGCCGACGCGCTAGACATAGCAGCTGTAGCGGCCTTAGAAGCGCAAAAAACGCAGGTATTTGAAGATTTACTCATTTATGAGGCTTCTGCAAACACATTAGCAATTCCTTGGGACTTGCGTCAGGAGATTTTTGGTGACTTAAATCCTATCATGCGTGCAAACGATTATCGTGGGCCTATTCATGTAATTGGTAATGCTGGTGTAGATAGTATGATCCGTAAAATGGACCAACTTGGTACATACAACGAAATCAACAAGCAATTAGAGTTTGCTGGTAAGGCTTTCCACTTTACTAACAACGTAACTAATGCTATTGACAAATACGCAACAGCCTTTGCGGTTGAGAGCGGGCAAGTTGGCCTATTGACTCGTGCTGGACGTGAGAACATCCTTGGTACTAAGTCAAACGACCATGAGTGGGACATCGTAAGAATGCCTATTTTGGATATGCCGATTGATACACATTACTACACCGCTGTTGGTGACCAATCAGCTATTGCTGGTGAGTCTTCTGCAGATATGACCTGTAATGTTAAAGAGCACTTCGGCTTTGCTGTTGACGTAGCTTATTTAATCTCTTACAACAGTAACTCTGCAACTATTGCTGATCCAATTATAAAACTGGATATTGCAAAGAGTGAAGCAGCTAATCCAGCCGCAAGACCAGTAACAATTGTTAACGGCTTAGACAATCCAATACACACTTTGCCTGCTGTTTAAGGTAATTGACATGTAAATAACTTAAAAGGGGTGGGGTAAAAAATGCCTCATCCCTTTTTTATACATATACAAATGATAAGAATTAAGGACATACAAGATAGGCTAGCAAGCGTTGTTGGCTGGCAACAAGCGTACAACCCGGAGAGACTTATTGACAGAGCGCTAACTACTACCGAGAGTGGTTTGTACTTTCAAGGAGCGCACCCGCTTTTAACACTTGAGAATATCGAGTCGGCTATGCCTGATGACTTTGAATTGCGCTACCCTAAGTGGAATACTATTTTAAGGTACGAGGTAAGAAGCCGTGTAGAGCATAACGGTAAGATTTATATTGCCAAGGAAGAAAACAATGGCGTAGAGCCGGAGATATCCGACTTTAACAATGACTTCTACGATGGCGACTTTGGTGGGGCCTGGGCTGGGTATAACATAGTATCAGACTATCTAGAGCAAGAAACGCTAAAAGCTATAGCAACAACGATACAGCGCTTTTTAACTGAGCAAACACTAGAGCGTGGAACGCGTGACATACTGCTACAGGAGCACTTTTATGACAACCCTAGTAACACCAACAAGATGGCACTTACTGGAAGCACTTGTGGTTTCTACATAAATAACCAACGCTCACTAGGCGTAACAACTAAGCTAGATAGAGTTAGTTTACAGTTCAGTGAGCCTGGCAAAGTTAAACTATACGTAGCTAAGAGCCTTTCAGATGCCCCTGTTCGAACGATTGAGTTAACCTATACAAATAGCCAAGATAAGCCTCAGTGGTTTAAACTGGACAACTTGTATCTCTCTGGAGATAGCGAATGGGTTG